ATCTGCTTTAGCAAATGATTCTGAATTTGATGTTGATGATTCCGCAACAAAAGCTCAGATTAAACGTGCTTTTGTAAAGTCCCTTAAAACCAAGAAACTAAATAAGAAAGTTCTTGGTGAATTCATAGACCTCGTAGTATGATGACTGAAAAAATTGATACACAAGGCATGTCATTGCCAGTGCCAGAAGGTTACACACCCTCTGGCATTAAATCTCACAAACCTATGGAAGTGAAACAAATTCCTATTTTAGAATCTCAATTGAGGCAAGAGATAAAAGATCTTATTAATGAAGTTCTTGATGAGAGAAAACTTGCCAAACATCCCAATTATTCACCATATAGATTAGACGAGCTACAAGAATGAGACTAGGAATTATGTGTTCTGGCAACGGAACCAACTTCGAGAACATAGTTACAAATCCTATATGTAATAAGCATGAAGTGGTGTTGATGATACACAACACTAAAGAATGTGGTGCTGTTGCAAGGGCAGCTAAATTTGGAATACCTCATGTAAGAGTTCCTCATAAAGATGAAGATAAGATGATAGAACTCTTTAAAGCATGGAGAGTAGATCTCATAGTCCTTGCAGGATATATGAGAGTGATTAAAAATCCCGATTCTTTCCCTGCTCCTATGATAAATGTTCATCCTTCATTACTTCCTAAGTATAAAGGATTGAATGCGGTTGAACAGGCAATGGACAGTGGAGATAGTGTCACAGGATGTACGGTACATTACGTGACAGAGGAGTTGGATGGTGGTACAATAATAGCACAACAGGAAGTTCCTATTCTTCCCGATGATACTGTTGAATCTTTGACCAAGGCTATACAACGTATGGAGTATGGTCTCTTACCTTCTGTTATTAACTCATGGCAATCAACGACGACATCAAAATCACTATCAACCTCAATGAGTTGGTAGAAATTAGAGCAAAACTTATTTCTCAATATGATGATTATTCAGAAAAAGTATCTAAGGGTGAGTACTTAGATGGTGGTGACATTGATCGTATCGCAACTGGATTAAGAGATACCTTAACTTGGGACACTCTTTACTGTATGGTTGATGATGCTGTCTTGGATTACTTGGGTATAAAAGAAACTCATTATGGGGAGACGGCTGGTAATGAACCTGCTGCTACCTATGAGAAAAACAGGCAACAGTTTAAAATTGTTAAGTTAGAATCACCCTCATGGACAATTGACGTGCCAGTGAGGAAAAAATAAAGCAATTCTTAAATGAGTAAATAATCACATGAGCGTAATCATTTACCAAGATCACATACAGATTTTAGAAGAAGAGAATGCAGAACTTCAAAAAGAAGTTATGCTCCTTCGGAGAAGGTTAAGATATTATAGAGCGATTGTAGAACTAGACCACGAAGAAAACTAAATATAAAAAAGAGTTACTGATAATGAAAACCTTCAGAGAATTTCTTAACGAAAGCAGCCTGAGTAGAATCAAAAGCAAATCAGATAAAAGTGGTATAGCAACCATGTCTGCTGATCGTGGTGACAAATCAAGAAAAGAAAATCAAGCAAGATCACAACAATTACAAAAAGATATTCGTGGTAAATTTGGTAGAGGGCCTACTAAATTAAAAGGATCATACTTAGAAAATCCTGGTTCAAAGGATGAGAGGAAGGTGAAAGAGAAAAGTTATGCAATAGATCGTGGTAAGATGGGTAGAAGAAAGTTTAAGAAAGAAGTAAAGAAATTAGGTAAGAAGTATGGTCAGGACTCAGTGTTGACACAAACGAAAAAAACTGCTACACTCCATAGAACAAGGAAAGGAGGATTAGATAAGAAAGGAGAAAACGTAGGTAGGTTTAAACCTCAAGGTAAAAACCCATACGGTCAATCTCAAATTAAAGGTAAAACTTTCGCATACGGAAACTAAATGACAAAACCTTATGATGATTCCAATTGGAGAGAAGAATACAAAAGTTACACAAGTAACAAACATCATCTCGAACTGTTAGAAAACGGGCCTAAACAATTATCACAAGCATGGGTATTAGGTGCGATGTATAATAAATGGAAGAAAATTAAAGGTTATGATAAACTTGACCCTCAAGAAAATGATGGTCAGTTACAATCTAGTATGAAGGAGTTTTTTGCTAGTACGAAAGACCAAGGTATATGACAATCCACAAAGTGTCTGATGGGAGTTAAAAACTCCCATTTTTCGTTTATACTAGGTTCAACAAAACGAACCAACTATGTTTGAAATCAAAATGACTGCAGACGAAATTATTGAAGGTTTGAGGAGTACATACGGTAAAGAGTTCACTGCAGCTGATGTTCGTGGATTCTGTGCTGCTAATGACATTGCTTATCAGACTGTTACCAAAAAGATCAAACAGTTTAGTGTTGGTCGGGGTAAGTGGAATCTAGAAGTTACCACTAAGGCAGTTGAGAATATTGAAAAGTCTTTCAGTGCTCCTTCTGTGCAACCTGTAGTTGAGCAAAATCTTGTACCAGTAAAGGATGATACATTTGTTAAGTTTGGTTCTTTTAACGATGTAAGGAATATACTTAAGTCTAGGCAGTTCTATCCTACATTTGTTACTGGACTCTCTGGTAATGGTAAAACATTTGGTGTAGAACAGGCATGTGCTCAACTAAATAGGGAGTTGATAAGAGTTAATATTACAATTGAAACCGACGAAGATGATCTTATTGGTGGGTTTCGTCTTATTGATGGCAATACTGTTTGGCATAACGGACCCGTCGTGGAAGCTCTTGAGAGGGGAGCTGTGTTGCTTCTAGATGAAGTTGATCTTGCATCCAATAAGATCCTATGTTTACAACCTATCCTTGAGGGTAAGGGTATATTCCTTAAGAAGATTGGTAGGTTCGTACAACCAGCAGCAGGATTTAACGTCATTGCTACTGCTAACACAAAGGGTAAAGGATCCGACGACGGTAGGTTCATTGGTACTAATGTACTGAATGAAGCATTCCTTGAGAGGTTCCCTGTGACCTTTGAGCAAGACTATCCTGCACCATCTATAGAGAAGAAGATTCTTGGTGGAGTGGCTGCTAATCTTGGCATCACAGATACAGACTTCATTGCACGTCTTGTAGATTGGGGTGACATCATCCGTAAAACATTCTATGATGGTGGTATTGAAGAGATTATTAGTACTCGTCGTTTGGTTCACATTGTTCGTGCCTTCAGTATCTTTGGTGATAAGATGAAGTCTATTCAAGTCTGTGTGAATCGTTTTGATGATGAGACTAAGCAAGCATTTCTTGAACTTTAT